TTTTTACCACATTATTTAATTTTCAAAAATTCCTTGCCAAAACTGCATTAGTGTGCGTTAATGCCCCACACCCTAACAACCCACCAACAAGGAACCAAAATGTCAGATAATCCGAATGAAGCGATTGATGCCGAGATCGCAGAGATGGAAGCCGCAGCCGATGAAGCAGCGGAAGAATCACGGGCCGAGCGCGGCGTGACCAAAGAGGATGACGAAGCAGCACTCGCTGAAGAAGTCGCCGAAGAAGCCCCTGAAGAAGAAGCCCCTGAAGAAGAAACGCCAGCAGCCCCTACGGGTGTTGGGTCGAATCGCACGTCTCGGCAGCAAAGGCAAGACCGCCAGCGTGGACGTTGAAATTGAACGATTCGGTAATAAAACCGAAGTCATCCGCTCCTGTGCGCAAGCCGCGCATCCCATCATAGGATTCGTCGTTCAAGACGAGCAGGGGTGGTTGGCCCTTCCAAGACGGTCGGACGTACCGCCGAGTAAAGAGCGGTCCCGATCAGACGCAATCGACTTCATAAGGAGAAGCGCATGAAGTACGTGATGATCGTAATGTATCTCGCGATGGGTTCAGACGGAGAACTCCAGCAAACCAAATTCGAGATGGACTTCGACAACAGGGCAGCGTGTTTTGCTGCGATAGAAGAAACAGAGGTTAAGGTGCTGTCCCGCGTCGAGACACGCGCACTCACTTTGAGTTGCAGGCCGAAAAATCCCTTTGACAAAACAATCTCGTGGGTCGACTACATGGAAGACGACCAGCGTGTCGCAGCGAAGTAACTGCTGGCCGCAGCCCCACGACCCGGAACATTTGTTCGCGAAAGCCCTTTTGATTCACGGGCCGCTACCACCGAAGGGTTGGAGAGTGACACGCGATGCTGGTGGCAAAGCTCATTACATTGTTGCGGGGTCTAAAGAGACAGGCGCGTTCGTGAGAGCAGTAGTAGCTCTGTTCGCCGAGGAAGTACGGAAACGGTACGCGATTAAGAAGTGGACCCCGACGCACTGTCATCGCATAGGGCAGATGTGGAAAAACTTATTTATGAAATGGCTCTGGGAGAGCTTAGATGCCAACGCCGATTGATGTGAAGCTCGTAATCAGTGCCTACGGAGACAACACGACTGCGAATGAAGTTGAGTTGTACGGCGCGGCAGTGAAGTACCTCGCGTTTTGGTTTGCGAAACAGGACGGCGTAAACGGTAAAGATACCGAGGCGCTATTTGAAGAATTCAAAGAGAACGTCTGCAAGGCAATGTCGGCAGGCTCACAAGGGACAGGATAATGGCATGGCTAAATCACTTAATCACCAACTTCGCGGAACTGTTCAAGTGGTTCTACATCTTACAGCCGTGGGAGCAGGCGTTGCGCGTGAGATGTGGGAAACGTATCCAATTACACGGAGGCGGTTTGCATTTCAAAGTGCCCTACATCGACTATATATTCAAACAAAATACTCGTCTAAGAATTTCGGATGTACCTGCACAGACCATTACAACTTTAGACGGTCGCACTATAACGCTGTCGGGAGCTTTGCAATATCGTGTTGCCGACATTACACCGCTGTTTATGAAGTTGCACATGGCGGAGAATACGATAGCGCAAGAATGTCAAGGGATTTTAACGGAGTATATCGCTTGGAACGAGTTCAAGGTTTGCGATCCAAAAAGCGTGATGCAGCACGTGCAGACCAAGCTCAACCTAGAGTTATACGGGCTTGATGACGTGCGCTTTATTTTGAAAGATTTCGCGGTAGTGAAAACCTATCGCTTCATAACGGGAGACATGGACACTTGGACCGACCATGCTCTCGAAACTGATTCAGCAGAGGATGTGTAATGCCTAGACCAAAAAGCGACAATGTGCGAACGCACGTGATGATGACGCAAAGTCAGCACTCGCGTATGCAAGCACTGTCCGAAAAATCTGGCTATTCGATTTCCGAGTTAATGCGTCGAGCAGTCGACCTGTACCTCGCGAAGACGAAGAAAGATGGCTAAGTGGCGCGGAGTGTTGATGGTGCCGACTGTGATTGAGTTCGAGTCGGAGGGATCACTGCGTCATGTTACTGAGCAGGCGAAACGAATCGCCGATGGCATGGGACGTGCGCATTCACTGAAAGACAACCAAGCGCCCTACGAACCGAAGCTGATGGAAGTTTGCATCACGGAGGGGAAACCGCCAGCGGAGGAGATGAACATTGTATTCACTCCCGAGCTTGCATAAAAAAGCCCCCTCGAAAGGGGGCAAGGAGGCTACAGACGACGGCCATGAAAGATAAGAATATAAACCCCATGACAGGTGTTGTAAAGCCCGAAATACTCAAGGTGCATATGAAACAGTGCATCGAGGGTATGGATCGTTCGCGCAGTTACGTGCGCGGTGCCCTCCAATATCTCACCCGCAAACCTCCAAATAAATATATAGTTCCCCTTTTGGAACTCACGTTACGGAAATATAATGAGCGAAATCAACGAACATAACTTAGACTTCGTAACACCGCCGACCATCGGGCAGTTCATGCTCGACGATTCTTTTGTACGTCTCATCATGGGTCCTGTAGGATCAGGTAAGTCGGCTGGGTGCTTCATGGAACTGCTTCGCCGAGCGCGATTGCAGCAACCGGATCGCAAAGGTGTGCGCAGAACGCGCATGGCAATTATTCGTAACACACTTCAACAGTTGAGGCAGACGTGTCTAGCAGACATCGAAATGTGGCTGAACCCGATAGCAAAATACCGGGTTACAGACGCGACTATACAAGTGCGCTTCCCACTACCGGACGGCACTACAGTGGAGAGCGACTGGATGTTGATCCCACTCGATACAAAAGCGGATCAGCAGCGTCTTCTTTCTTTGAACCTAACGGGAGCGTGGGTGTCAGAATTTCGGGAAATCGAGCCGAGCCTGATTTCTGCATTGTCGGGGCGACTTGGCCGCTTTCCTTCAAAAGCTATTGCAGAGCCGACATGGTTCGGGATCGTCGCGGAGACTAACCCACCCGACGAAGACTCAGAATGGTACACATTGCTGGAAGTTGAGCGTCCACCGAACTGGGCGTTCTACAGACAGCCGGGAGGACTCGACGAGAAAGCAGAGAACATCGAGAACCTGCCAGATGGTTACTACGACAATCTTATGTCGAACAACAATTCCGACTGGAGTGACATCCACGTTCACGCGCAGTACGGAAAGTCACTTGGCGGTCAGGCTGTTTTCCGTGCCTCGTTCAAGCCTGCCTTCCATATCGTCAAAGCTGACGAGTTACTTGTAAGCGAACACCTACCCATTATGATCGGACAGGACTTTGGCAGAACGCCTGCGAGCCTGATCGGGCAGATTGACAACAGAGGTCGACTCGTCATTTTCGACGAATTAACATCAGAGGATATGGGCATTGAACAATTCGCAACGATGCTACTGCGACCGCTGCTCTACGAGAAGTACATGGGCAAGAAGGTTTTCATGGTGGCTGACCCGAAAGGTCGGGATAAATCACAAACGAACGAAGACTCACCGTTTGATGTACTGAAGCGACTTGGTTTCGATGTGTATGCAGCACCGACGAACTACGTTGACCCGCGCTTACGCGCAGTCGAGCAACTTCTATTGCATCAAGTCGACGGTGGACCCATGCTCATGCTTAGTGACGCATGTTCCATAACGGGTACTGCTATGAAGTATTGGTATCGCTATCGTCGTAAAACGACTGGCGTGTTGGAGGACAAACCAGAAAAGACTCATCCGTGGTCTGATGTAGCGGATTGTCTTCAGTACATGGCTCTTTCGACGAACGCCAACTACCTCGGAAAAGTGATGCAAGCCATGAACCCGCCGCCACGCAAACCACCACCGCCCAAAAGAGCTTGGACGTAGGCAACTTAATCATGTTCAATGACAGCCCCTTCCACCCGAGCGTCATCGCCCCCGGTGTTGATGTGGATTGCGACATTGAACCCACTACCACCACCTCCGGCACCAACCTCGGCTCCACGGGCAGTTCGCCCGGCGAGAACGCCGAGTTGCTTGACCGTATCGAGGACGGACTGTGTACTTGCATCGGGCCGGGACATTATCTTGTGCAGGATAGGCAGGGATTCCTCAAGAAGAATTTCCGCCTTCTTGGTGATACGCTTACCCGCATTGATGTCCCCTGCAAAAGCGACAGATGCCTCCTTCATCATTCCGACGAAGGTTTCGTTGATCTTTAGTCGCTCCCACTGGGCAGGAGTTATGTTGTATTTCGTACAAACACTTTCAGGGTCGCTTAGACCAGCCGCCAACTCCATACATATGAGAGGGGATAGGTGGGCCAGTTCCAGAATAGTGTCTTCAGGTACTATGTTCGTTGACATTTATTTGCTACCATTCATTGACACTGGCGTAGGATAGCAGGAAAATCAGGTTCATGGCTACAGGTTCTCAAGGAATACCCGGACAAAACGATATCGATGGCTACGCTGGCGGCGTGGACATGGGTGGCGGTCAAGGTCTGGTTCGCGTTGTCTCCAACTCCGATCTCATGGAGCAGGAGCGCATTCAGGCCGAGCAGGAAGCGGAAGCTGCCGAGCAGGACAAGCGGAATGTCGAGAACTCCCTAGCTGCCTATATCCGATCCCGCATGACTGATATGCGGAACTTCAGAAACGCTGAAGGTATCTCAGAACGCTTGCTCAGTGCGCTTCGCACCTACAAGGGCGAGTACGACCAGACAACTCTTAACGCTATCCAACAGTTCGGAGGCAGCGAAGTCTACGCCCGTGTGACATCGACTAAGTGTCGCGCTGCCACCGCTCTTTTACGAGACGTTTACCTTGGCGCTGACCGCCCTTGGGACGTTGAGCCAACCCCACACCCCACAGTCCCAACACAAGTTGAGGAAGATATTCAGGAGTTAGTGAAGGTTGAAGTGGCTACGATCATGCAGGCCGGAGGTCAGGTAGACCAGCAGGCCATTACGGATCGGGTCAACATTTTGCGCAAAAACGCCGAAAGAGCCGCCAAGAAGGTTGCTCACGAGGAAGCCGAACGCTCCGGTGAGCGACTTGATGACATGCTTACAGAAGGTGGATTTTACGAAGCCTTCGCCGAATTCCTGATCGACCTCCCAATCTTTCCCTACGCCTGTATCAAGGGACCGACAGTTCGCAACAACGAGCAAACGAAGTGGGTCGAGGGACAGCCAGTACGCCAGTCAGTTCCCAAAATGTATTGGGATCGTGTGTCGCCGTTCGACATCTATTGGTCGCCCGGTGCCGCGCATGTGAAACAAGCTGACTTTGTTGAGCGGGTTCAATTGAGCCGTGCTGAACTGAGTCAGGTGAAAGACCTCCCCGGATATAACACTGAAGCCGTCAACGAAGTTCTGGAAAGAGCGCGGATGGACGGCTTACATGAATGGTGGGATACCATCGACACTGAACGTGCTGAGATGGAAGACCGCGAGCGATGGGCAAGGACTGCCACGTCGTTGATCGACACTGCCGAGTTCACCGGATACATCTCAGGGCATATGCTGAGAGAGTTCGGTATGACCGAGCAGGAAGTTCCAGACCCGTTTCAGGAATACCATGTCAAAGCATGGCTGATCGACCGCTGGGTCATCAAGGTTCAAATGAACCCCACGAACAACAACCGCCCCCCGTACTACCTGTCGAGCTTTGAGCAGGTTCCGGGTGCGATGATTGGTCAGGGCCTACCTGATCTACTCGAAGACGTACAGGGCATCTGCAACGCAGCCGCTCGTGCGCTGGTCAACAACGCCAGCATTTCCTCCGGCCCACAGGTAGTCATCAACGACGGCGTAATGCAGCCGACTGAAGACGATGACCTGTATCCGTGGAAGCGATGGCACGTGAATTACGATCCTGCGATGGTCGCGTCCGGTACTGAGCCAGTGGCTTTCTACCAGCCGAACATCAACGGGCAGGAACTCATGGGTATCTACAAAGAGTGGAACTCGATGGGTAATGAAATTTCCGCGATCCCGAGCTACATGACCGGTAACGAGAAGGTCGGTGGTGCGGGTCGTACTGCGTCTGGACTGGCAATGCTTATGGGCAATGCATCCAAGACGCTCCAGAATGTCGCTGCATCGATTGACAGGGAAGTCATTCAGCCGCTCCTGATGGAGCTATTCGATATGGTAATGTTGACGCAGCCGGGTACTTTCAAAGGAGACGAATTGATCGTCGTCAAGGGAGTCAATCATGCGGTAAAACGTGAGCAAGATAGAATGCGCCAGCTTGAGTTCTTACAACTCACAGCTAATCCGATGGACATGCAAATTATGGGACCAGCCGGTCGTGCCAACATTCTTCGGAGTGTTGCCACGAACCTCGGCTTGGAGCATGAGAAAACTATCCCTGATGACGAGGAAATACGTGCCCAAATCGCGCAAGCAGAGCAACAGCAGCAAGCCCAAGCACAACAGCAAGCCCAAGCAGCCGGGGGTGGCGGGAGCGATCCCCAGAACACTCCCGGTCCCAAAGACGAAAGAGCAGGCCCGGAGAAAGCACGTGAGGAAGTTGAAGGCGACTTCACGGGACCAACGGGTCGGCCCGGAATGAGAGCAGGTGGATGAGGATTAAACACAAGTACGGATGTATGATGGCTGACGGTGGACCGGTTAAGAAAAAGAAACCGATGAAGAAGCCTGAATCTGGTGGCAAGCCGAAACGGATCACCACGCCGGGTAAGCCCGGTGACTCTGGTCCCGGTGGCGCACACCCCGGTCGCAATCGCCCGAAAGGGAAGAAGATGGCTGACGGTGGCAAAGTCAAATCCTACGGCGCTCCTATTGATGGAACCCCAAAACCCGGTGGCAGCACGAGGAAGCGCCCCCAAGTCGGTGACAAGAGCGGTGACACACGACTCCTGAACCCGAAGAAACGTACCCCCAGCAAACCCCCGGTTAAGAAAAAGAAACCGTCAGGGTCCACGTACCGTGACTATCGCGGTGTCGATGGGGTCGTTGAAGATGCTCAGAAAGGTAAGAAATGAAGAAGGAAGAATGGGAGAAGATTCATGGCAAGGTTCCAGCAAACACGTTGTATATCGATCTCGACGAGCAGCAGGAACCTGTAACACATGGCTGGACAGATGACCAGATAAGGCGAAAATCACCCGCCCAGCTTCAGGACATGATTACCCAACGTGAGACAGGGCTTGCAGTCATGCAGGAAAGCATGGACAATGAGTCCGAGGAAATTTCCAAGCTCAAGGACATCCTTGCGCGTAGACAGCAATTAGGGGCTGCATAACATGGCACAAATTATCGATCCAGATGGTCTATCACAGGGCGGCGAGACATCTGTCGCGGCGACGACTTTCGCGTCCCCTTCGGGTGCGCAGATTGTCATCACTTCTGCAAACGTACCGGCTGTAACGGCGGGTGACTACATCGAAGTTCGGGACGCAACCAATGCGAACAACGACGGTCTTTATGTAGTTGACTCGACTGTCGCATCTACGAGCATTACTGCTACCAAACAGGCGTTGACAGGCGCAGCAGTGAATCCGGCTCTCGACGCTGGTTCACAAACCATACGCATATTCGGAACTGATGCGAACGAGAAGAACGTCTATTTCGATACGACGAACCTGCTCGTCACGTTCCTGAACAGCTTCGGAAGCACCACCGTTATGTCAAACGATGGTGTACTTGGTCAGGCGTTCTACTCCTTCTGTAAGGAAGAATGGAAGAACGACAACGACCTCATCAAATTCAAATTCCCTATGACTGCTATTACCCCCGAGCAGTTTGAGTTCAACGAGTGGAAACCTGTCGACGAGGCAGAGTCCACCATTGCAACCACACCGGCTTCTGACACACGCAGCCTACTTCGCACATGCGGGTGGGATGAGGTCGACGTAAACGGCTTCATCGAGAACCAGTATTTTGGTTGGATCACACTGGGCAATATCGACGCGACTGATAACGCCTACTTCTTCTGGGATTCGGCTACGGTCGCGGCTGACATTACGACGGCTGTGTTCGACCAAGCTACCAACGAGGCGGTACAGTCAATCGCGAGGGTAGACCTCTCCGGCGCTGGCACAATCGCCTTCGTCGATGGCGCTGGTGGTAATGACCAACTGACCCGCACCACGGGTAGCTGGATCACTGACGGTGTTCTGGTTGGCGATAGTATTTTTATCCAGAACGCAGAGGACGCTGGTAACAACGGCTCCTTCGTCGTACTGGCTGTTACGGCCACCGACATCGACGTTGCAACTGCGTCATTCACCGCCAACGCGGATGACACGACTGCGCTGGTCGCAATCGATCACCGTTCACAGGTATTCACTTGCCGCATCCGAATCTTTGGTAAGACCTACGATCAGTCCTCGACGACTGACATTGGTGTATCCACCCTGACGAATCAGGCATACCGCTTCCCGCTTCAGGAAGCTGCTGACCCAGTTATTACTGATCTCTCTGTTACGGAAGCACAGGCCAACGGCTCCATTGCTCCGTACAATGAC